TCCGATCTAGGTGATACAAATGAAATTAGAACATGTATACAACACAGTACAAAAAGCAATGACAGAATTAGAAAGTGTTGATTTAGTAGATGTATCAAAAAGAAAAGAAAGTCAAGTTAAAGTAAATAAAGTATACGACATATTAGATAATTTTAAAGACGAATTAATAAGAGAAAAAATAAAAAACGGGAGGTACAAATGAGATTAAGCAAAGAAGATTATAAGAAAGCAGAAGGATGTTTAAGAAGATATAATTATAATTGCATAACAATAATGAACATAAGAGCAGATATAATGAGTGTAGGAGTACCTAATACAGATGGAATGCCAAAAGCACCATACAACATATCAGATTCTGTATATAATCAGTACATAAAGTTACAAGAAGATAAAGAATTACAAATAGCTTTAAAAGAATATAAAGCAGTTAGACAAGCTTTAGAGTTGGTTAATGCGGATTGTAAAGATATATTTAACAATTATTATTTAAAACAGAAAACAAAATGGGAAATAATAGATAACACAGGGCTTTCAGAACGTACTTTCTTAAGAAGGAAAAAGGATTTGATTTATACTGTAGAAAAAGAATTAAAAAAGTTGGCATAAAATTGGCAAAATTTTTAAAAAATAAGTGGTATAATTAGTACAAGTAGTAAAGTAATAGATGCCAAAGAGTTAGTTATATGTGCATAGCTAGCTCTTTTTATTATGTTATTACCAGTTTATATTTATAAATAGTATTTAGTACATATAAGAAATATCTATGAACGTTGATAGTGAGGAAACTTTAAGTATAGAATAAGAGCTAGCTAACTATTCTAACTGTAAAGAATATAATGAGATTTATATGTATTAAGTAGTGTTTATAATATAACGAAAGAGGTGTTGTTATGAGTATACAAGAAAAAATACAAGAACATGTAAAAGAGAAGTGTAGAGATTGTTTAAAAGAAGATTGCGACGGAATACATATTAATACAAATAATGAAGCAACATGTGAGAGAACGCGAGGAATAGAGTATGATACAATGTTTAATAAATAATAAGATATGTTCAAATGCAAACAAAAGATGTAAAAACTGTGTATTTGATGAATGTAAAGAAGTGATAAATATGAATGAAGAAATACAAAAGTATGAAGATATAGAAAACATGAGAAGATTAAAAAAAGAATTACCAGAACAGTGCGAAAACTGTTCTTTTTTAGAGATTATAAATCTTAGAAGAGGTAAAGTATTTTGTCCTTACATGATTAAAGAAAAGTGCTTGATTAAATGAAAGGAGAAGCTATCAATGAAAGGTGAAACAATCAAAGAAAATGACAAACTGAAATTCAAAGGATATGATTACAACATTGCAAAGATTTATAATTATGACAAGATATTTAAAGACAAAGAATTAATAGTAGAAAAAATTCTACGATGTCCTTGCGAAAAAGGAGAAAATGATAAAATAAAATTTAAAGGAATAGAAGGATATTACAGATCAATATTTTTCGAAAAGGAGGAAAAGTATGAAAAATCTATTAGAAGTAATGAATAATAATTTAGGAACAAACTTTAGAACAGTAGCAGAATATGGAGCAAATGCTGATAAGATAGACATGACAATAGTAGCACAAACATTATATCAATATATGCTATATCAAGAAAGTATAGATAAAGTAGATATGAATAATTTTAAAGTACAATTACAAATAAAGAAAGACAAATAAATATGTATACAGCTGAACAAATAACAAAATTAATAGCAGATGGTAACAAGAAGAAATTCTATGATGACTCTTACTGGATTAACTTATCAAACAGAATACTGCAAAGAGATGGAAATGAATGTCAAGAATGTAAAAAAGAAGGAAAGTTAACAATAAAACAACATGACAAGAAACTTGACGTACATCATATTAAAGAGCTAGAAACAAATCCAGAATTAGCTTATATAGAAAGTAATTTAGAAACAGTATGTGTACATCATCATAACATATTAGATAATAAAGTACTAAATAAAAATACAAAACAAAAATTTATAAATGAGGAGAGATGGTAAGATGGCTAAAACTAAAAAGATAGAAACAGAAGAAACTGAAAATGATATTAAAGTAAATGAAATAGAAGCGGAAGTAGATACTGATACAGTAAATACAGAAGCGGAAAATATAGATGAAATGAAGTTAGAGATATACAAACATACATATAGCGTAAGTGAATTAATAAAAATAATGAATAAAAAAAAGAAAACATATTTAGAGCAGGAAACAGCAAATAGATTTAAAGAACTAATGTTCAATTATTATAGAGGAATAGAATACGCAGTATTAAGAAACTGCTGTGGTAAAAGTTATACTATACAAGATTTAAAAAAGAGATTAGATTATGATATTATAGACAGAAGATGTAGTAGAAAGAATATGAGATTTGACAAGAAGACTGTTGATGCAGTCATAAAATTTGTAGAAAATTACAATAAATAATACCCCCTGTCAAAACTTTTGGGGTCGTCGCGGGGATCTCCCGAACGAGTAGCTTGCTCATAAAAATAGATTTTTTGTAAATTTTCGCATGAGGGGAGGTAGAATTAAAAGAATGCCTAAAGAATCTAAAGAAAACTTGAAAAAATATGAAGAATTAAAAAAGACATTAGAGAAACAACTTATAACACAAGACAATTACAACAAAATCACTATGGAATTATTAGAAAAGTATATTAAATTCACTAAAATTGAAGACAAACTAAATGAAGACATAGAAGATAGAGGGGTAAGTATAGCCTGGAATAATGGTGGTGGTCAAAAAGGTCGCAAGAAAAATGACAGCATTGCTGAGTTTACGAAGGTAAATGCTCAAAAAATGAAAATACTTGATAAACTTGGAATAAAAGCACCTGAATCGAAAGATGAAGGTGATGGAGAATATGAAGTATAACAAATATATTGATAGATGGTTTGAAATTGTAGAAAATGAAGAAATAAAAGTTTGTGAAGAACAAAAGCAAATGGTAGCATGGCTAAAAAATAAACTAGATACAGAAAATATCATAATAAAACATGAAGAAATTGAAAAAGCAATAGTAACAAAAGAAAAGTGGTTTGAATATCCGCTTTTAGATTGGGAAAAATTTCTTGATGCATGTGAATATGGATTATATTATGAAGATGACTCGTTAGTATTTAACGAGTTCTTTATTATGGGTGGAAGAGGTTTTGGAAAGAATGGATATATAAGTACAGAGATATTTTATCAGACAACTAAACAACACGGAATCAAAAAATATGATATAGATATAATAGCAACGTCAGAAGACCAAGCTAAAACTTCTTTTACAGATGTTCACGATATGATAGAAGATAATTCAAAATTATCAAAAGCTTTTAACATAACTTTAGAAGAAATTGAAAATAAAACAACAAGGTCTACTATTAATTACAATACAAGCAATTCAAAGACAAAAGATGGTAGAAGACCACGGACATGTATTTTTTGATGAGATACATGCATATGAAGATTACAAAAACATAAAAGTACATACATCTGGAGGAGGAAAAAAGAAGAATTTTAGAGTAACATACATTACAACAGATGGCGATGTACGAGGTGGAGTAATCGATGATTATAAAAAAGAAGCAAAAGATGTTTATAGTGGTGTAATTAAAAATACAAGGACTTTATTTTTTATATGTAAATTAGATAATGAAAAAGAAGTAGAAGATCCTAGTAATTGGATAAAAGCAAATCCATCCTTAAATAAATTTAAGGATTTAATGAATACAATGCTAGACGAATATCAAAAAGCTTTAAGAAGACCATCACTATTCCACGAATTTATGACTAAAAGAATGAATATACCACATCAAGACGAAACTAAGGTGGTTGCTAGTTGGAAAGATATTTTAGAAACTAATCAGGAAATTCCAAATTTAGAAGGTGAATCTTGTATTGGAGGACTAGATTATGCAAGCGTAAGAGATTTTTGCGGTTGTGGATTATTATTTAAAAAAAATAGTAAAAAGTATTGGCTACATCACACATTTATAAACAAAAATAGTCCGCATTTAAAATTAATAAAAAAAGAAATATTAGAAGAAGCAGAAGCAAAAGGTGAAATTACATATATAACTAAACCAACTATTCCACCGGAAACAATTGCAGAATGGTTTATAGAGCAGATGGGTAAATATAATATAATAGCTATAGCGATAGATAAAGTAAAAGCAAATTATTTTATAGAAGCTTTTGAAAAAGTAGGATTAACATTACGAACTGCAAGTAATAAAACAGGTGAAATAGTAATAGTGAGAAGCGGAGAGTTCACAGATACTATGGTTTATGGCGTTCTTGAAGATTGGTTTGGAAACCATAACTTGGTTTTTGGGGATAGCACATTAATGAGATGGTATGTTAATAACACAGCAGTAGAACCAAGAAAAAATGGAAATAAAGTATTTGTAAAAATAGAACAACAAAGTAGAAAAAATGACGGATTTATGGCTTTAACACATGCTACTAGTATACAAAATGAATTAAAAGAATCACAACAAATAGATGAAAATTATTTAAAGACATTTCTAAAAACTTATTAAAAGGAGGTGGGAGTTTGGGATTTATAGAAACTGCATCAGATTATATGAAAAAATGGTTTAATAAAAATGATGTAATATGTTTAAGTCAATGTATAGATTTAATAAACGAAACTTGCTATAAAGAGTTGGGGTTACGAAAAGTAATTTCTTTATTAGCAAGTTCTTTTATTTGCACAGAATTTAAAACATACGAAAATCATAAAGAAGTAAAAAAGAATATGTATTACAAATTAAACGTTGCACCAAATTTAAACTCAAATAAATATGATTTTTATTTTAAATTTTTAACACAGTTAATAAGAAATCAAGAAGCTTTAATAATAAATTTAAATAATAATTTATTTGTAGCAGATAGTTTTGAAATTAATAAATTGGCCTTAAAAGATTATTATTTTGAAAAAGTAGTGATAGACGATTATCAATTAAAAGATAGGTTTTATATGAACGATGTGTTTTATTTTAGTCTAAATGACTCTAGATTAAAATCATTGATTAATTCTATAGATAACAATTATTCTAAAATCTTAGGTGCTATGCAAAATGCTTATGTAAGAGACAAAATGCGAAAAATTATTGTTAATTATGATTCAACTAATAACTTAAAGGATGGAAAAGACAATGATTTGCAAAATTTAATTGATAGCATTATAAAGCCATTTATTGAAGGTGAAAGAAATGTTTTAACATTACCAAAAGGATTCTCTTTAACTAATTTAGATGAAAAAAGTTCGAAAACAAATACTGATAAAGTATCTGATATGAAAGAGGCAGGAAAAGAAATTTTAGAAAATATAGCATCTATATTTAATATTCCTGTTGACTTAATTTATGGCAATAAGAATGAATTGAAAGAACAGGAACAAATATATATGACACATGCATTAAAACCTTTTGCAAGTATGTTCAATTCTGAAATTAACAAAAAGGCATATTCGAAACAACAGTACTTAAAAGGAACATATATAAAAATGGATTTAATAACAACAGAATTTATAAATTGGCTAAAAGAGGCAGACTCTTTAGATAAAGCATTTAGAATAGGATTTAAGCACAACTACTTATTGAACAAATTAGGGGAAGAACAATTAGATGAAAAATGGGCCGATAAATCTTATGTAACTAAAAATTATATGAAAGTTGAAGGAGGTGAGGAAGAATATGAACAGAATTAAGCAACAAGCTGGAAATAGTGTAAATATCTATTTATATGGCGATATTGCCGATTACTGGTGGGATGATGAATCTAATTCTGCTAAGTGTTTAAAAGACAAACTTGCTGAATTAAACGATATCACGGAAATAAATCTACATATAAATTCTTTGGGTGGTGATGTTATTGAAGGCATAGCGATGTTTAACTTACTAAAACAACACCCTGCAAAAGTTAATGTATACGTTGATGGATTTGCATGTTCTATTGCAAGTGTAATAGCGATGGCAGGAGATACAGTATATATGCCTAAAAATTCTATGATGATGATTCATAATTGTTGGACTTATACAGGAGGAAATTCAAAGGAATTAAGAAAAACAGCAGATGATTTAGATAAAATTATGGAAACATCAATTGAATCATATCTATCAAAAATAAATATAAGTAGAGAGGAATTAGTCGAATTACTAGATGCAGAAACGTATCTTACTGCTGAGGAATGCTATAATATGGGGTTCGCAGATATACTGATGCCGATTTCTGAAAGTATTGAACAATCAGCAACAAAGAGTTTTTTGCAACTAGCTAAACAAAATAAAGAATTAAAACAAAATGCAGAAAAAACAAAATTTATGGAGAAAGAAAATAAAGAAATAAATTTTGAAAAAATCTGCGAGATGTTAGAAAACAAATATGAATTAAAAATAAAAGAAAAAGAAGAAAGACCAAAAAACAATGTTTTTGAGTCTTTTTTTAACGCAATTTTGAAGGAGGAAAAATAATTATGAGTTCAGTAAAAGATTTAAATAGAGAAGATATTAAAGAAAAGGCTTTAAAAGCTATAGAAGAAGGAAAAGCAGAAGAACAAGCAGAAGTAATGCAACAATGGATGGAATTAGTAGCACAGGAGGTTGCAGAAAGAGTAACAAAAGAACAAGCTACATTTCAAAACGATACAATGATATTAACAAATAGAGGAGCAAAACAATTAACAAGTGAAGAAGTAAAATATTTTGAGAAATTAGCAGATGCAATGAAAGCAACAAAAGTAAAAGAAGCATTAACAGATATGGATGTTGTAATGCCAACTACAACAATAAATAGAGTATTTGAAGATTTGGTAGAAGCACATCCATTACTTTCTAAAATAAAAGCGATGAATGTAACAGGAATCACAGAGGTAATTAAAAGAACAGGTGATGTTGAAGAAGCTTGGTGGGGTAAGCTTTGTGATGGAATAAAGAAAGAATTGGAAGCAGGGTTCAAAAAAGAATCTACAACTCTTTATAAATTAAGTGCATTCTTACCTATTTGTAAAGCTTATCTAAAATTAGGTCCAGCGTGGTTAGAGACATACATAAGAACAATATTAACAGAAGCTATGTCTAAAGGATTAGTTAAAGCAATTGTAACAGGAACAGGTGTAGAACAACCATATGGAATGGACAGAGATCTTGAAGCAGCTGTAACACCAGGAGAACCAGTTCCAAGAAAAACTGCTATAAAAATTAAAGACTTTGAACCAAAAACACTAGGAAAAATAATTGCAAAACTTACAAACGGAGGAAAAAGGGTTGTTACAAAAGTAACTTTAGTAGTAAATCCTGTTGATTACTGGGAAAAAGTGTGGGCTATAACAACAACTAAAAATGCATTAGGACAATATATAGCAAATCAATTCCCATTCCCAGTTGATATAATACAAGAATCTTCAGTAGCTGTAGGCGAAGCTGTTATAGGACTAGCAGAAAAATATGATTTATCAGTCGGAATGAATCAAAAAATAGAATATTCTGATGAGTTCCACTTCTTAGATGATGAAAGAGTATATTTATCTAAATTATATGCAAATGGAAAAGCAAGAGATAACAATTCATTCTTATTACTAGATATTTCAGCTGTTACTGCTGAAGAAACTGTAAATGCATAGGATGTGATGTAAGTGAATCTAGATAATGAGATAAAAGAAGATAATGAATTTCTAGAGGAAGTTAAAAACAATTTAAATATAACATGGAAGGACGATGAGACAGATAACAAAGTAAGAGGTTATATAAAACAAGGAGTAGAAGTCTTGCAGGATGACGTCAAGACTTCTATTGACTTTTATGATGATAATATAGCACGAGGGCTTTTAAAAACTTTCTGTAGATATGCATGGAATAATTCAGAAGAGTATTTTATTGAAAACAATCTACATTATATTTTGAAGTTAGAGGTTAAATATGGCAAAAGTTAATTTTATAAGAAATAGTAAAAACTATCATGAAACATACAATGATGGTATTTTGTATTTTGGAAATATTAAGATATTGAAAAATGCAAAAAAAGAAAAAGTTGGAGAAGAAATTATAATGCAAGGTAAAAGACCTTTTGCATATGTGAATATAAGAGATAGCGATAATAATATAGCAGAATCTTTAGGATATACAATTGATAAAAAAGTAAGAATCCCACTTTCTTCACTTCCTGAAAATATAAAAATAAAAATCAATAACGATAATGATATTTATGAAGTAAAGAAAAGGGATTCTAGTGACAATAAAAACATATATCTATATTTACAAAAAGCTACTAATAAAAAAGTAGGTGATGTTAATGGATGATGAAAAAATAATAGAAGCATTAGAAACGTTTGATTTACCTGTTGGAAACAAGAGAATTTATGAAAATGAACTTAATGGAAATTACAATTACTTCATTTTTCGTAGAGGTGGACTTATTGATAATGGATGCGGAAGATATGTGAGAAAAATATATATTTCATATGTGTATGAAGGAGAACAAAAAATCTCTGATTTCAAAATTATAAATAAAATAAAACAATTAGGTCTAAACTTTACTGGGTCAGAAACTGACGATGTTCAATTAGCTGATACAAATACATGGATAGATATGAATACATTTGTATTTGAAAGACCTGAAAGGGGTTAAAATGAGTAAATACAATGAATTAACGTTAGATTTTGTTGAGTTAGCTAAATTTGAAGAAAGAATAAAAGCTTTACCTCGCAAAGCAGAGTATGAAATAAATAATTATTTATGGAATGATGCAGGTAATATTTTAAGAAAACAGGTATATGCAAATATGCCGCGTTCAACGAAGAATAAAGCTAAGGTAAAGAATGCTCCGAAAGTGCATGCAAAAGATGTTGAAAGTTTGGATAAAGCAACATTTAACTTAGGAGTAAGAATACAAACACATTTAAAGCCAAAGTCGAAAGATTTTGGTTATTTAATATTTCCTGACGAAGGTAGAGGATTTAGACAAAAAAGAAAAGGAGAGCAAGCTTTTTTTAGTAAAGCTCTTGATAATAAAGAAAATGAAATAGCAGAAGGACTGTTAAATCATTTAGATAAAAAAATAGAGGAGGAATTACAATGAAACAAGTTGAGGAATTTGATGATTATAAAATAATAGAAGGATCAATACAATTTAAAAATGAAATTGCAATTGCTTTTGGTTGCATTGGAACGTTAGATGGAACTTCTAATGTAGAAGAAGTTGTAAAAAAATGTGAAGGTGTAATTGTAAAAAAAATAAAAAGAATAACTGATATGACTGTTGCATTAACAGGACATGCTAAGATTCCATCATCTCGAAAAATAATGGGATTAAGCAATGAAGGACTAAAGACAGGCGTATATGCTTATGGTACTGATACGTTTTCTAATCCATTTGCTTTTGCAGCAAAAGTACAAGATATGGACGGAAATATAAAATACATAGCATTTCCTAATCTAGAGAATGTAAAAGGATTATCTGTAAAAGTAAACAATGATACAACAGAAATCGAAATGAAAGATTTTGAATTTTCAGCTTTAGCAGATAGTAATAAAAAATTCTACTATGAAGCTTATGAAGACGAATTAGAAGATAATACAGTAAAAGAAAAATGGCTAACAAATTTTACACCTGATTTAGTAAAATTAACCGATCCTCAAGGTTAAAATATTGTCGAAAAATGTCTATGACTTTTCCTTGCTATAATTTGTAATAAAATGTAGAATTATAGCAAGGAGGGGTGGTATGGAAAAGAAAGAAAATGATAATAAAAAAGTTGATCATGTAGAAGGATACAGAACTACAATATATGTAATGATAGTGATAGTAGCGTTAGCTGGATTATTTTTAGGATTTAATACGCAGATTAGTGGCAAAGATACTGTTGACGTTATACCAATGATCACTTGTTGGACAAGTGGAGGAATTTTAATATTATTTTTTAATATGTTAAAAGACATTATAAACGAATTGAGAATATTAAATTCAAAAAAATAATTCAAATATAAAAGTAAATTAAAATACATTACAAATATTATTTGTCATTTCAATATTTGCATTTTAATTTATAACAATGTAAGAAGTACTAAAAATAGTGCTTCTTTTTTATAGGAGGGAAAAATGGTAATAAATAATAAAGAAATAAATTTGAAAATAACACCTACGGCTCTTAGAAAAATAGAAGAAAAATATGAAAATTTTGACATATTAAAACTTCTAAGAGACATTCAAGAACAAGAAAAAGAACCAAGGATGTCTGATTATTATAAACTTGTATATACAGGTTATCTAGGAGCAACAGGTGAAGAGATAGATTATGATGATTTTTTAAAGTTAATAGAAGATATTGACATGTTAGAAATAAATAAAGTAGGAGTAAATCTTTTATTAAAAAGAAAAAACTAAAATTCCAAGAAGGATTTAAAAAAGTCACAAAAGAAGCAAAAAGTAAATATCAAAAACCAAACATACATATCGAAACGGTAGCAGATATGTATGCTTTTTATGTGCAAATTTATAAAATTGATATAGAAACTTTTTGGGAGAGTGACATATCCTTCTTGGACAATATTGTAGAAAACAAAATAGCTTATGAAAATTATATAAGTAATCCAAGGGAGGTTAAGTGATGGCTAAAAACAAACAAAGTATAAAAATAGATGCAGATGCACAAGGTTTCATACAAGAAATTGAAAAATCTACTAAAAGTATTACATCACTTAATAAAGAACTGAAGTTAAATCAGCAACAATTAAAAGGTAGTGAAAATAATACAGACTTATTAACAACAAGAGTACAAGAACTAAAAGAAAGATATGAACAACAAACAAAGATAGTAGAAAATACAAATAAAGCATACCAAAAGTCTGTAGAGCTATTCGGTGAAAATTCAGAAGAAACTGAAAAATGGAAAAACAAATTAGTTGAAGCAAAAGAAAAACAGGAAAATTATAAAAATGCACTGAATGAAACTAATAAAAAATTAATGTTACAATCTGAAGCATGTATAAAAGTAGGAGAAAAAATCGAAAAACTAGGAAATAAATTAACAACTGCAGGAGAAAAAATAGAAAAAGTAGGAAATAAGTTATCTGTAGTAAGTGCAGGTATTGTAGCAGTTGCAGGAGGTTCGCTAAAGGCTTCTATTGATTTCGAAAGTGCTTTTGCAGGTGTAGAAAAGACAGTAGATGCTACTACAGAACAATTAGAAGAGTTGAAACAAGGAATACTTGATATGTCTACAAAATTGCCTTCTAGTGCTGTTGAGATAAGTGCAGTGGCTGAGGCTGCAGGACAATTAGGTATACAAACAGACAATGTATTATCTTTTACTAAAACTATGATTGATATGGGAAATTCTACAAATTTGTCTTCTGACGAAGCAGCTACATCTCTTGCTAGATTTGCTAATATTACACAAATGAGCCAAAAAGATTTTGATAAGTTAGGATCTTCTATAGTTGATTTAGGTAATAATTTTGCTACAACTGAATCTGAAATAGTTGAAATGGCACTAAGATTAGCGGGAGCAGGACATCAAGTTGGAATGTCAGAGGGGCAAATTTTAGGTTTAGCTACAGCTCTAAGTTCCGTTGGAATTGAAGCAGAAATGGGAGGTTCAGCACTCTCTAAAGCAATGGTAAAGATGCAAAATGCTGTCGAAATGGGAGGAAAGAATCTAGATTCTGTATTAAAGAAAACAGGAATGTCTTTAAGAGAATTAGAGTTAATGTCTGCCAACGACTCTATGGGATTTAAAGCACTTGCAGATGAAATTGGTATGACTAGCACAGAACTAAAGCAATTTATAACAGCAGGAACTAATTTACAAGATTTTGCAAGCATATCAGGAATGACAGCTGAGCAATTTAAAAAAGCATGGAAAGAAGATGCTACAAGTGCACTAACTGCTTTTATAAAAGGCTTAGGAACTGCTGAAGAAAAAGGAGAAAGTGCAATTGTTCTACTTACAGAAATGGGATTATCTGAAGTAAGATTAAGAGACTCTTTGTTAAGAGCTGCAAATGCAGGAAATTTATTTAATAGTGCTATCGAAACAGGAACAAAAGCATGGAAAGATAATACTGCGCTTACGAATGAAGCAACAAAAAGATATGCAACAACAGAATCGCAAATGAAAATGTTAAAAAACGAAGCTGTAAAATTAGGGATTGAATTTGGAAATGAACTAGCACCTTCTTTAAGAACATTATTGAAAGATATAAAGCCCGTCTTATTAACAGTGTCTAATGCGGTGAAGAAATTTAGTGAGTTAGATTCTACAACTAAACAAAATGTAATTAGATTTACTGCTATGGTTGCAGTAGCAGGACCCCTAGTAAAAACAATAGGTAATATAACAACAGGTACAGGAAATCTAATAAAATCGTATGGTAATGCTATAAAATGTGTAGGTAATCTTTCAGCAAAGTTATCTATAAATCAAACAACATTAAAAGCTAATACTACTACAACAATAGCGGCAACTACAGCAACTAAATTACAAACAACTGCAACAACAACACAAGCAGTTGCTACATCAGGAGCAACACTAGCTACAAATGCACTAAAAGTAGCAATGATAGCGCTACCTTTTGTAGGCGTTGTAACAGGCATAATAAGTGTAATATCAATGATGAAAACTTTTTCTGAATCACAGGAGGGAGCTACTCAAAGTACAGAAAGTTTAAAAAATGAAATTAACGAGTTAAAAGATGCAAGACAAGAATTAACTGATACACAAAAAAAACAAGTAAATGAAGGATTGTCTGAAATAAAACATATTCAAAATTTATGCTCTGAATTAAAAAATCTTACAGAAGAAAACGGAAAAGTAAAAGAAGGATATGAAGGAAGAGTAAATTTCATATTAAACGAAGTTAATGAGGCACTTGGTACAGAATACAAGTTGACAGATGGTGTAATTCAAAAATATGACGAATTAACTAAATCTATTGATAATCTAATATTAAAGAAGAAAGCTCAAACAATATTAGATTCTCAAGAAGAAAAATATAAGAATGCACTAAATGAATATGGGAAAGTTTTAAATAATCTAGTAGAAACAGAACAGGAATATTTAAATAATAAAGATAAACTATTACAAAAAGAAAAAGAGTTACAAGAAAATCAAGCTAAAGGCGGTATGGAGAATTTAAAACTTACACAACAACTAAAAGAGGAAGTATCAACTTTAAAAGAAAAAACAGACACATATGAACAACAGAAAGAAGTTTTGCAAGGATACTACGATGATATCGCAATATATGAACAAAATGCATCTTTAATAGCAAGTGGAACAGCAGAAAATTTACAGAAGGTTGCTGATAGTGTTAATTATAGTTATCAAAAAAGAAGTAATAGTGCAGTTGAAAATTTGAAAATTCAAATAGCAAACGAAGAATATCAATTAGGAGTGCTTAAACAGAACTTTAAAGACACAGAAGATGATAAGTGGAAAATACAAATCGAATCTAGTGAGAAAAGAATACAAAGTTTAAAAGATGAACTGAAAGCTCAAACAAGCACATTAAATACAAATACTAGTGTTGTTGAAGCATATAAAAGTCTATGTAGCAAAGTGTGCGCTGAAGGAGAAAAGATAGATTTAAGCAATGTGGGAGAAAAATGGATCAAAAGCTTAAATAAAGGATTAAAAGATAATGTAGGACTCTTGAATGGAACAATGACATCTGTTGCCGCGGCATTAAGTGTAAAAACAAACAATATTAATGTATCTTCAACGTCAGGACATGCTGATGGGTTAGCTTATGTTCCTTACGATAATTATGTTGCAAGACTACATGAAGGCGAAAGAGTACTAACTAAAAAGGAAAATGCAGAATATATAAGAAATAATATAAGCAATAAAAATAGTAGAAATGTAACATTGAATATATATACACAAAGTGTAACAGATGGAGAAATAAGGAGAATAAAAAGAGTTATAGAAAGCGATTGGGGTGATAGAATTTAGTATGTTTGATTCTAAAGATATTAGAAATTTTTATTTCGAAAATGAAATAGGACAGAGGATAGATTGCCAAAAGATTGACGGCAATCTATTTTTATACAATGTAACAGGTTTAGGATTTGAAAAAGAAACCGAATATGTGCAAATAGGCAATACTTTTGTGAAGAATAAAGAAAATATAAAGCAAAATATTATAGAAGGAGAATTAGAGTTCTATAATATGACATATGATGAATATACTAATTTCATTGATTTCGTATTATCGTCTAAATCTTTAAAATTAATATACGTACCAAAAATATCTCAAAGAAAGGAATTTTATAGAGATATAGATATAGTTAAAATAGATAAAAATGAAGAAGATGACTATAATGTACTAATATCTCCGATAACAATATACTGTAAATCATTATGGTATAAACAAGATGTTGCTATATATACAATTAAAGCACAAGATGATGAAATTAGATGGGATTTTAGATGGGATAGTAGATTTACCGATTACGATAGTAGAAATTTAACTTACATCAATAAGGGACATGTAGAAGCTCCTGTTCTAATAGAAATGTCAGGGCATTTAGTAAATCCGAAAATTGAGCTATATATTGAAGGAGAACTGTATCAAACAGTTGCTTTTAATGTAGAAATAGCAGAATATGAAAAACTGTTGTATGGGACAAAAGAAAATGAGTTCTATATAAATAGACAAAAGACAGATGGAACTATAGAAAGTTTATTTAGTCTAGATGTAATTGATTTTGAAAATGACAATGTTATAAGACTTCCTTTAAATAAATCTTGTGAAATAAGGTTAAAAGCAGATAATGAAGTATTAAATGCACAAGTAACTATATTAGCTTACTATAAAGCTGTATAAAGGAGTGTTAATATGAACAATATGACAATAAATTTTAATGAAAGAAATTATCTAGCAACTTATAATGAACAAACAGGATATTATGAAGTAGAAATAATAGCACCTGCTGTAGGCGGAATATACAATGCAGATATAACATTTACAGATTTAGCAGGTAGAACTTATGAGGATACTCAAAAGGTACAAGTTTTTACTAAAGAAAAAATAAAAATAGAAACTAATAAAGTTTTTGTTTGGATATTTGATTATAAGAACTTTAAAGTGAAAGATATAGTAGAAATAGCAGATTATGAAATATGTATAGACGAAGAAACAAATGCTACTACATTGTTAAAGATTCTTAAGAAAACAAATGCTAAAGCAAGAGATATAATAGTAGTAAAGAAAAACAATGAGGTCGTTTTTTGGGGAGTAATGAAACAAGTACAAAATGAAGATCGGTAAGCTACTTTATGAATTTGTTTTAAAATATATAACAAACATGTTTGATCAAAACGTTAAATTAGAACATGAGGAATTAATAAAAACAACAGGAATAGAAGATTTTATTGCAAAAGCTATAACAGACAATTTTATTTCTAATGCAGATGCATTTATTAATAGAAATTACTTACAAGTAGTTGCGAAGACACATACTAAAAAACAAACGTCTGTAACTAATGTTCAAGACGGAATTTACAATCTACATACATATATGACAAATTGTACACAAAATTATGATATTGTGTACGATTTTTCTATTGTAAATAAAAAATTAGTAATAACAATAGAAAATAAGTCGTATAAAAAACAATTAATAGATGTAAAAGCACATGCAATATCTAATTATTCAGAAGTGTTTGAAACTGATGTAGTAAGTAAAGTAATAGTTTTAACAAGTACACAAACTTATACATTGTATTTAAAAAATGATAGGACTACTACAACGAACATGAATGACACTAACAGAGTAGAAGGTAAAGTAGAAACCGTTTATACGGAAAACTACGAAGATGCACAACAGAAAGCTTTAGATGTGATGAAATCCAATTCTTATAATCATAACATTACATTTAATTTATATGACAAAATAATGAAGATAGGAACACCTATTGCAATAAAAACTAAGGAGTCTTTAATTTTTGATACTTATATATCTGCAATAAGAATAACACCTGCTAAGTTTATTGAGTATACTTGCGGAAATATAAGAATTAAGTTTATAGATAAATTTAATCAAGAGAGGAGAAAATAATATGTTAAAAGGACATGTATTTAGTAAGCAACTATTTGGAAATCCGATTTTTGCACTATTTATAAATACTTTTTTAAACGGAACAAATGGGGTTTCTAACAATTATAAAAACGGAATGCAGGTAACTTATAATGAAAATATAGTAACAATACAAAGTGGGGCAGCATGTATTCAAGGTAGATTTCTAGAAGAAGATACATCTTCTAGCATATCTGCGGGAACAAGCACTGCTTTTTGCAAATTAGTTATAGAGATAGATTTAGATAAAACAAACACAGAAAGTGAGTTTAATCAAGGCGTCTATAAGATAGTAAAAGGTACAAGTAGTTATCCGGTTTTAACACAAACTAATATAGTTAAAAATAATTCTGGAAAATATCAATATGAATTGGCAAGATTTAAAACAGGAGCTAATGGGATAACTGATTTTCAAGATATGAGAACGTTTTTAGATTTTGATTCTATATACAATTCAATAACATCAGAATATAGAAGTATATTAACACAGTTACAAAAAGAACTATCTGAAGTAGAAGATGGAAGTGCTTATATTTTAAACGAAGTAGAAGAAGAAACTGTATCGGGATCGGAAGGAAGTTTAGATGAAGGAAGTTTTTCTTATATAGCAACTTTTAAAAAAATAGGAAAAATAGTAAATGTAACTGTCACGGCAACGAGTAATATGAAATACGGAATGACTATTCATAATATTCCGAGTTTTGCAAAACCTTCGAAAATTGTTAATGGCGATTCAATAGCTAGTTCAGTATTAAAAGACAGCGGAAATACAGGCGGAGAGGGCGTTGCAGCTATATATGTTTCAGAAGAAGGAAATGTTAATATAAAAATATATACAGAGCAAGACAGTGTAAATACAAAAATGAAATTTGTTGGCAATTTAACTTATATATGTTAGAAAGTGGGAAATAAAATGTTTGAGATAAAAGAAAAAATATTAGAACCGAGCAAAATATATGCAGGTTCTAGTTTTTTATTAAAAATACGAGTAAAAAACACATCAAAATTATTAAGAGTAAAAGATATAAATTTTATGTTTGTAAAAGATTACAATATTACACCAGTAAATTTATTATCTACAACTAAAAGTAATGCTGATGAAAAGATAGATGGAAGCAGCTATTTTTAATACTTTAATTAAACGAAAAAGTAGAGAAACAAGAAAAGATAATAAATAAATTATTAGAAAAATTAAATATAAAAAAGGAGGATTTAGATGCTTAAAACTGATTTTTTAGGACTTAATTATCACCCAAACCCGGCTACAAACACAGACGCAGTAGATGCAGAGAAATACTTTAACGAAAATTATTTTACAATAGATGCAAATGCAAAATCTGTTAATGAACAATTAAATAAACAGATTAGCAAAGTTGAACAACTTCAAACTGAGAACAACGAGTTAAAAGCTCAAATACCAGAACGGTAATGTAGAAGGCAACAGTGTACATATAGAAGACAGTTCGAACTTAGAAATGAAGTGGAAATTAAAAGGTGGGCATAAGCAAGAGACAAGAAGCGGCTATAATTTTTGGAAGCCTTTCACGTCACAAACCAAAAACGGAGTAACTTTAACAGTAAAAGACGATGGAAGTTATGTGTTAAGTGGAACAGCAACACAAACAACATCTTTCTATGTGAACGGTTTAAATTATGATGCAGCAGACTATACAATAGCATTGTTTAATTCAACAGCTATATCAAATGAAGCTTTTTATGTACAAGTTGAACATGAAAATGGTTTGTTAAAACAAGCTTTTTTAACAACTAATACTATAAAAAGCAGTACTACAGGGAAAGTTAATGCTTTGTCAATAGTAATTCCGGCTGACTTAACATTAAATAATTTCACATTCAAACCGATGCTACTAAAAGGTATATACACAGCAAACACGATGCTGCGCTTTGAACAATACGGTATGATGCCGTCTACATATTATCCGAGCGAAATTAAAACGGTAGGAAGTAATGTACAGTTATTTGATAAAGATAATGTAAATAAATTAAACGGAGTTCCGGACGTTTCTAGTATTACATCTAATACAGTTGCAAAATCATTTTATGTACAAGCAAAACCTAACACAACATATACAGTTTCTAGAAAAATTATAGGAAGTAGATTTGTGGTAGGAACAACTGCTAATCTGCCCGCGGTAGGAGAAACAATAATAGACAGAAAGGTAAACAATGAAGGAAGTTCTATAACATTAACTACATCTAAAAATGTTAATTATTTAGTAGTTTATTATTTGTATAATAGCAGTGAAAATGAAGAAGAGATATTAGACAACATAAAAATAGAAAAAGGCTCAGTAGCAACACCTTTGTCGGCTTATAGAACAGGAAGTGCAGAAATGGATGTGGCAAATGAAAATCTTTTTAATAAAAATAATACTAATAATTTTTTAAATGGTTTAGGTCCGGATAACAGTGGGAAAATACAAGCGGTTAGTACTAACACAAGTGGTTCAAATTACATAGTTACAATAATTGTTCCTTGTTCACCTAATTCAACATATATAATTTCAAGATATATTGAAGGAAAAACTTTCTTTGTGTATGAAAGTTCAAAGAAAGATTTAAAAATTGGAGATAATATTAATTTTTTAAAAAGAAATGATAATACAAGCATTATAAATGAAAGGGTTATAACAAGTACGAATGCTAAATATTTATTGGTAAAAATATATAATACATATGCAACAGAACAAAATACTTATAATGATTTAATATCTAATGTTCAAGTAATAAAAAGTTCAACAATATCACAATTCAAAGAACATCAATCTCAAACAGCAATAATGCCAATTCAGCAAGAAATGCTGCAAGGAGATTATATAGAAGATGTAGAGCATCACGAGTGGGGGAAATATATATTTACAGGAAAAGAAACAATAGAAAATATCGGAAAATCGGGAGATATAACTTTTTTTAAGACATCACTCAGCAATTTATCTGATTTTAATTATATTGATGATAATACTGTAAATTATATGTGTACGCACTTTAAAGCAATTAAAGTAGCAGACAGATTTCAGAATAACACTTTCTTTATAAATATAGAGAAAAAAGTGTCTTTATGTTCTCAAGAAATTACAACAATAGATGCATTGAAAGCATATCTAAAAGCACGATATGATGCAAATGACCCTGTTGTGATTTACTACAAACTAGCAAATGCTATTGACTTAGAGCTAACAGAAGCTCAAAAAGCAGTAAGAGAACAGAAGTTGCATACTTACAAAAATGTAACAAATATAAATTTAAGTGATGAATTAGCAAGTATAGATGTAACATATAAAAAAGATTTAGACACAATACTTAATAACTTGCAAGCACAGATTATAACAAATGCAAGTCAGGAGGTGTAGTAAATGTTAGATTTAAGTAAAGTATTTAAAAATGCAGTAATTAACTTATATAAGAAAAATGTATATACAGTAGATTATGCAATAATAGAAACTTCTAAATTAGCAGATAAGAACAAAATAAATGCTATAGATTACGAAGAATTAATTACATATCTAGCAGAAGAGCAAGCAAAATCTATGCAAGAAGAAATAGTAGAAGAACCTGTTATAGAAGAAGTTGCAGAAACTACAGAAGAAACATCTACAGAAGAAAGTGTGGTGGAGTAGATGGAAAATATAGCTAATTTAGTAGCAAATTATGGAGTATCTGCAATAGTAGTAGCTTTGTTTGTCTGGGATTGGGTAACTAATAAAAAGAAGATAACAGAGACTTTAGAAGAAATGAAAGTGTCTAATGCAAATACTTCTAAGTCTCTAGAGTTATTACAAAAGAGCATGGAAAATCAAGAGCAAACTCTAGAAGAGATAAAAAATAATATAGAAAGAAGGTAATAATTATGCAAGAAGCATTTAAACAATTATTATTAAACTTTGCAAATCTATTTAAAGTAAAAACAATTTTAAGCTTAGCAGTAATATTAACAGTATGTATTTTAACTTTTAAAAATGTAGTAAGTGTAGAAGCGTTTATGGCTATAGCAAGTGCTATTATAACTTATTATTTTACTAAGAAAGAAAAGGGGGAATAACTATGTTAAATATAAAACAAAGACAAATGAATTTAAAATTTTTGGGATATTATAATAAATCTGTAGACGGCATAGAAGGAGCTAGCACTAAGCAAGCTTATAAAGATTTTCAAAAAAACAATGGATTAGCAGCAGATGGAATTTATGGTGTTAAAACAGATGCAAAATTAACAGAGATAATAAAAGAGATTCAAAGAAGTTTAGGTGTAGCACAAGACGGGATAGCCGGACAAATTACAACGAATGCAAGAGATAGTAAATTTAGCTGGAACGATATAAAACATTTTAAAAAATCTGAATTTACTTGTAAATGCGGTTGTGGAATGAATAATATCAATTTAAAATTAGTTAAAATTTTAGAAGAAATAAGAAATCACTTCGGACAAGCTGTAGTTATTACAAGTGGCTGTAGATGTAAAAAACACAATGCTGATGTAGGAGGCGTGCAAGGATCAAGGCATGTGCTCGGAAAAGCAAGTGACATCTATGTAAAAGGCGTAAGCACTAGTACTTTATTAGCGTATACTAAATCTTTAGTAGCGCAAAATAAATTAAGATATACATATACAAATAATAAAAATATGAACGGTGTAGTTCATATAGATATAAATTAAAAATAGAGCTAGATTTATTCTAGCTCTTAATATTAAAATATTTACGTTCAGCGTTTTTTCGAATTTTTATAGCTTCTTCAATAGTATCAAAATATCCGAGATTGATTGACTTTTTATTAATTTGTATTCTAACTCTATATCTGTCATTAACTTTAGTTATTCCGTGTGTGACCTGTTGAGTTATTTTTTTGCGTCTTATTAGAATAAAAACTTAGTAAGCTAGAACGTTGTTTTTCTTTTTCTATGTTTGATAAATTGCCTTGCATGCAACCACAACTTTTTATTTTACCTTTTAAAACTTGCGTAAATACCAGTTCTCTAACGTTTCCGCAGTCACATTTAAATAATGCTAATTTAGAATTATGCTTATCTATTTTGTTTAAATTCTTTATAAGAGTAAGTTTATTGAACTTTTTTCCGACATAGTTATCTATATTATAACCTCTCATATATTTTAAGCCTTTCTAATAATTATTTCTTTTTTTACATCATTATAAATTAATTTTACTTGTCTATTTTTCTCATCAATTCCGCATATCTTTTACAATAGAAGATGGAAGAGTAAGCCTTTTTGTTATACTTCCACTTCCTGCTTTATTAAAAGATACATTTAAAATTCTTTCTTCCATAAATCCTCCTATTTAATTATTTTTAATATTTCTTCTACTTTGTTTTCAATATCATCATCATAGAAAATGTTTATTATTTCATCAGCGTTACCTTGCCATACAATTCTTTCACATTTAGCAACTGTTTCTCCGTCGTGTCCTTTTGCAACTTCTTCACCTTCAAAGATTGTAATGATTTTTCTATCATCGTATTTATAGTTATTAGAAAATCTAATTCCTTCTTCTGTTAATTCAAAGCAAGAGCAACCGTTTAAAGTCCATTCATCTTTTATAAATTCTTTTACTAAATCATTAAATTTTTCATCATATTCTTCTTCAGAAATTTCTTCATCTAATAATTTTTCTTGTAATTCTTTGTATGTATCTAAATAGTAACCTTGAACGAAGTGTCCTTCATTTTCAAATTCAAAAATTGCCATTTCTTCTGCATTGTGTCCATACAAAACAGATTTATGATTTATTCCTTTAAAATTTTCTTTTTCACAATCAAATCTAAAATATAACATATTAATTACCTCTCTCTCATTTGTTAAATATATTATACATGACGTAACGTCAAAAGTCAAGTACTTTTTTCAAAAAAATATAAATTTCTTCAAAAACACTTAAAACACACTAAAATCAAGATATAAAAGTATATGCATAAAAAATAAAAACGGCTTAAAATCGATTCTAATGAGTCGGTTCTAAAACAAAACAAACAAGAATAGAATTATAATAATATGAGCATAATAGAAGTAATACAAAGCAAACTTTACAAATTATGTAAATTGTTGTATAATAATAAATAACTTGAAATATTCTAAATATTGACAAATAAAATTAGAATGATAAAATTAAAAAAGAAGTCGAATAATGTCGATGAAAAGTTAAATAAATTGTTTAATTGTATTGTAAAATTTTTTTACTTAGTATAAACTTATTGCAAATAAGATATATACTAGGAGCAAAAATGAATGAAGAAAAAGTTATAGAAGTGTATCATGGTACAACCAAAAAATATGCCAAAAAAATTTTTAGAGAACAGAAATTTATTGCTGGAAAAGATGAAGACAATGAAGATTTTTTGGGAAAAGGAATATATTTTTTTAAAAATAACGAACATGCAGTTTTGTGGAATTTAAAAAAAGCAAATGATTGTGGAAAAAAGAATTTACAATACAAAGACTATATTTTATATTATTCGGTTATATCAGCTAAGATATGTATTGAAAGAAAAAATATATTAGATTTAGAAGATATTAAAGATTTAGTAAAATATGATAAAATTTGTAAACGATTCAAGAAAGAGTTTGAAGATGACTTAGAGTATATTACAGCCGTTCACAAGGAAAGGGCTATAATAAATTATTTTTACAAAAAAAGATATATGGAGAATATTTTTGTTATAAGAAAAATATTGGGACAGAAGAATAATACGGTAGACTTAAATGTTGGAGAATATTTACAAAGAGAAGTTATATGTGTAAAAAATGATAAGATAATACAAGATATAGAGATTATGGCAGATATAGAAGCAAATACATATAATACTATAAAGTATATTTCATTTTGTTAGGAGGGAATAACAATGAATATTTTTG